TTCAAATTCATACAAATCATCATAGAACGCCTTAGCTCTATTGCTACTCATGTTTTTATTGTATTACCTCTACCAGAGTTATTTTTAATTCTTCCTAGATGATCTCTCCAATCAGATCCTGCACGTGCAAGAGTACCTTTTGTATCTGTTACAAACTTAGGTGTACTTAACATCTGATACAAGTCACCGTCTTCTTTTAAAGTATCTTGCAGATCGTCCCAAGTCATTTGAACTTCGAATTCTTCTCCAGTGGAAATTCTTTTTAAATTATAAATTGGCATTTGCTACTCCTGTGGTATTATTTATAAACCAATTAGGAACCTCTCTCTTAGTCCATACCATTTTGAATCTATCCTGTTTAGTCTGATAGTATTCTCTGTAAGATCTGATTGTCTGACCTTCATGCATACACTGTGGTTCGTGAGTCATTGCAAGTTTGAAGTCAGTCATTGGTACACGTGGAATATTCTTAGGTGGTTTTACCAACCAATACTTTAGTCTCTCTGTACTGTGTGTCTTACCATAGCGATATGTATACTCGTCAAGCAAAGCACAAAAGTGATCATAGTGCCAACGATAGTTGTACACTGATTCCATAGTCCATACTGTGCAAGGATGTTTATGGTGTACTGCTTTGTAGAGTACATCTTCCATTTCTGGATTTTCTAGTTCATAGTATTTGATCATAGTCTTACCTGATACAGATGGACGTTTAGTCTCTACACCATCGAGCATACGATGTGCTGTAGATAACATCTGTGCAGATTCTACAATCATTTTTACAACATGTTTATCGCACTGTTGTTGTGCGGCAATCTTAGGATTGTGATCTAGTATAAAAATATTCATAATATATTCCCCCGCTCATATAACGTAGCTTTATTATACAGGAGTTTTCAGATTCTGTCAACTATTATTTTTTTATTTTAAATTAATTTCTTTTATCGTCTTCAATACAAATTCCCTCTTCTTTATAATTTTTTGTGCTCTTGTTAGTTGTCCTCTCTTTTCTAGTTTCTTAGCATATACGTCTAGTTCTTCGGAGTCTTTTTTCAAACGTTCAAGTTGCGCTGTTACCATTTGTATTTCCTATAAAAAAAGAGCGTACACGAATGTGCACACTCTGGTTAGTGTTAAAATTAAAAAGGTGATTTAAGTCGTTAACCTTGTAAAAGGCCTGGGAAAGTTTCCTCAACAATTGCTCTCGTCAATCCTTTCGGTGTTTTCTTGTTTATCATATTAACAACGACTTGAGCATCTTTTGGGTGTATACCTTCTAACATTAAAAGAAACATCCTCTCTTTTTTAAATTGAGGAGTACTTTTTTCCATACCTTCAACAAAATACTTAAACTTACTATTCTGTCTTCGTAGATCTGTGGGATGATTATGTGCCTCTGAAGGAGTGTACGGAGGGTCTCCATCTGGAATAATCCACTTCAAGGACTTATCCATGGAACCTCTGATAACATCTTTTAATGCCCAACTCTCATGGGTTTTTAGGATTTTAATTTTATCTTCTTTTTTCTTGGTCTTTGCAATCTCTTGCAAAATCTCAAAAATATATTTCGTCTTCATATTAATTCCTCAACGGATTCAATCATCATTTTCATATTGTTATTTATCAAATAAGGAAGTACTAAACCCTTCTGCGACCATTTATCTTGATCTTTATATTGTTTAATTATTTCTTCCTGTATATGATCTGGTGTGTATGTTAGATCAATCAACGTGCGATTGCGTTGATAGTTCCTGTACCAATCAGAGTATTGATAACTTGTATCAGTACCAGATAGTTCATTAATCATTTCATCTTTTTTCTTACGAGATAACGGTCTCTGTCTCTCACCGTCCACAAACACATTATCGTGCGAGAGCACGTTTGGCACTCCATCTCCTGCGTCACCAGTGAGTATCTTTTCCATCAGACTTACATGTGGGTTTGTTTCTCTATATTCTTTTTTCAATAGAGGAGAGTACTGACGCACGTTATTATATCTCTGCAGTTGTAAGAAGTCTTTGTCTGCAGATACAATCATTACATCTTCGTACTCACCAAACTCTTGTGTGTTCTTACAGAGTGTACCAATGATGTCATCTGCTTCACATTCTTCAACGTGGATTACTTTGTAAGGAAAGTTATCTCGGATCTCGTCACGAACCTTATTGATAATACGGAATGCTTCGTCCCAATCTAAACCAGACTTGTCACGTGCTTTCTTTCGATTCGCTTTATATTGTTTGTAATATTTTTTGCGCCAGTTGTCTTTACCATCACAGGCAATCACTAGTTCACCGAACTCTTCTTTGTACGCATTACGATACAACCGCAAAGAGTTGATGATCATATGACGAATCATACCTTCATCATTCTCTTTGTTGATTGCAACATTAGCGGCAGATAGTCCACCATAATCTACAATAATCATAATTCACCTTTTAATTGTTTACACAATTATACCACATTGTAATAGGTTTGTCAACCTGCTGCTTCTTGAACTTCCTTCGCACTCACAACACCTTCGTTCATAAGTTTGTTGCGATTAGACATGTGACCACGTTCAACGTCTGCTTTGTTCTGACCATAATACTTTACCGCATGTCCTTCTTCTATCAGGATTTCCGTAAGCATTTTTTCACCGATTATAAAATCACCAAGGATACGACCAAACTTACCCTTCATGTCTTCACCGTCTTTTGCAGCAAACGTTTTAAGAATTGTGTCTTTCTTTATTAATTCTTCTACGCGATCTTTTGCGGCCAGTCCAAATATCTTTTCTACCTTATCTCGTGTTCTAGACTCTGGTGTATCGATACCCATGATACGTACACGCTCGTTCTTTAACCACACTCCAAAACCAAGATCGATGTCAACATCAACCGTGTCGCCATCAACTATCTTCACAAGTTTTGCTTTGTATTCATACATCTGATATTCCCTTTAAATGTTTACTATGAATCTTACCACCAATAAACTCATTGTAATAATCTTCTCGGAATAATACGTCTCTATCAAATTGTTCTTTCATTTCGAAATATGTCATTTCACCTTTTGATTTACATAGTCTCAAAATTTCTCTTTTAAAATCATCGGCACGTTCCTCTACTAGTAACTTAACTTCTTCACTCGACCCAAAGTAGGTTCTCCAATCAGACTCTGTTCTAGTCCTGACTCTTCTCTTTCTTGTTTTTGTTTTGGGAAGTATCTTTGGTTTCCAGAAGTTCTTTTTACCGATATATTTTCTACCAGTATTTATATCTGTAATCATGTAAACGAACCCCTGAAATTCTTCAGGGGTCTCATTAAATTCTTTTCCATTATAGTACCACATACACTTATGTATCTGGTTCAGTAATGTCCTCTACCTCTGCGTGTCTGTATCCACACATTGGGCAATACTTGGGTTTCTCCCCATCCTCTACTAAAACTATTGTAACTGATTCACAATCTTCACATTCTATTCGGTATTCTTTTTCCACTGCTTCTTTTGCCTTTTCTTGTTCCGTACCCAAGTCTTTTCATAATCTTCATCCTCTGATAGTAGTGATATCCACCCCATTCAGAAATCTCTTTCTTGGTTCTTCCACAACCAACGCAAACATTTTCAACTAGTCTGCAAATAGATCTGCATGGGGTGATATAATCAGAAGTCGATTTCACATGCACCACCTGCACATGCGGCAGCTGCGAGAGTATCTACATCTGTATATACTTTTTCTGTGAGATCGTTTTCCCATTCTACTGGTTTTAGATTACTTTGTATCTTTTCCCACTTGTGGAGTAGATACGCATCTTTCAGACAATACTCAGTTTTCTTCATATCACCATCAAGATAGTTTTGTGCAAATCTTTCGAACCTACGAACCCAGTCTTTCTTTGCAGAGTTTTCTGATGACTCTACTGAAAGATCTTCACCCATACCCATTGCGGTAGAACAGGCAGTCCATAGATTGTCATAGACTTTTAGTGCATCAACAACCATACCAGATGCAAAGATTGCACCTTGGTCATACTTCGCAACCATTTGTTTTGCGTCTATGACCTGTGTGTTAGGTGCTTGGTTATAATCCTTGTCACCTGTTGGAGATAGGAATGAAATGCCTGAAAAAGAGTAACGATTTTTATATACGTACTACTCTACTTCATCCCAATCGTCTACTATGATTGTGTTTGATACATTGTGGTGTATACCTTCGTCTGCACATAGGTCTTCATTTGTACCTGCAACGACCCAATACTTTTGTGCTTTCTTAACGAGTTCTAGGTGTTTTACACCGTAAAGATCATCTTTGAACATAGAACCTTTCTTCGGTACAATTGGGAAAGACACAACTACGTCTGTCCCACCTGCAGACCACACTGATTCCTCGACCATGAACGGATTGGACTTCGCAATCGCCTGTGTGATCTCTGATTCTTTATTCATCTGAATGTTTCGAATATACATTGGTGAATGTTCTGCATGGATACCTGATGCAGTCTGTAGTAGTACTGATGCGTTACCAGATGGTTTTACACAAGTAGTACGAGCAGCAGGGTTAATACCAATAATAGCAGCAACTTCTTTATTAACCTTTTTGACAATGTTTGCCCCTTTCTTCAGGATCTTCTCATCAAAAAGTATATTTGGGTTATTCATCCATCCTGTAATGGACACACCCAATAGTGCCTCACGATCAAATATTTTCTTTGATGTATCTGAGATAAATTTAAAATCTGTGTACCCTGCTTGCATAGTACCCAGAATTGCAGCAGCACGACATGCCTGTAAGAATGACTCCTCACTTGTGCACATACCACCATTGATTTCTGTCAAGTTGCAACCTTGCCAACCCGACTTACCATTGTACTGTGGAAACATTCCAATCTCCACACATGGATTTGTTGTGTGTTCTTTTGATGTTGTGAAGTAGAAGCCTGGTTCTCCAAATGACTTGACTGACTCCATTATACTCTTGAACATTTCTGGTGTTGCTTCGTCTCGAACAATCACTGCAGAGTTATTAGATCTACCACGTTGTGGATTATCCATAAACCAGTTACCAGTTTTTGCGGTCATCATTTCGTCATCTTCTGGAGAGAACAAACAGATAGTTGCGGATCTTCGAACACCACCAGACAACACTGCATCTGCAGTATGCATACAGATGTCGTAACAAGTTATCGGACGCATGGCAATAGGTTCTTTTGAATCCATAACCAGTGCTTGTAGCATATGTTCGATCTTGTCCAGTGTTCTACGTAATCCTTCAGGACCTGGTGCTTTGAATCCACCAGAGATCTTTGCCCCCTTTGGGCGAATTAGAGATAGATCAAAGAATACTCTACGACCTTCATAGTCTGGGTGCTTACCACCCCCTACAAAATAAGAAGACATCAACACGTCCACTGCC